TTCCGACGGATTTCTTCGATTTAGCTTTAGCCATTAGATATCTCCCGATAAGAATGCAATATTATTTTATTTATAATGAAATTAGTTCTTGACAATGACCGCATTTTTTGCTACAATGATTACAGTGAGAAAACAGAGAGGACTACACATGGCTTTAGCTAAAACTCGTAAGAAAATACGGGCCCGGCGATTAGATGGTATCTCCGGTGCTCCTAAGGTGCCTGGTCGTCATGCTGATGTTTATTTCCAAGAACAAGTTCAGAACAAACAGATCATTGAATTGGTCAAATCTTGGGTTAAAACGAATTATACTAAATCAGAGGCCGCTAAAATTCTTAATGGACAACCTGATTGGAAGTTCTGTTTTCCACACTGGGCTTGTATTATTTATACCAATGATATGACTCGTTTAGATTATCTCCGTAAATGTATGAAAGAGATTGCCAGTAGCCCTTCTGCTATAAAGAAACCCCGCAAAGAAATTACAAAACCTTCTAACGATCCTGTCGGTGAATGGATTGGTGAATTAGAAGAGGTAGTAGATGATCAGAATCATGATTTTGATTTTTATCAATTTGCTCGTTTGAAGAATATGAACAAGGCTCAGATAGATCGTATTGTATCATATTATACTGGTGAGTATGAAGAGTTGCTTGAATCTAAGCTAGGCAAGTCTTCTGATTTGAAAGAGGCCTGGGGTTATCTAGGTCGTGCTGGTCTTAATAAGAGAATTGGCTTCTTTGAAAGGATGATATCTGAACTTAAAAAACATATAAATAATAAAAAGATTGTAAGACGCACTCGTAAACCCAAAGTAAAATCAGCGAGTCAGTTAGTAAAAGGTGTCAAGTGTCTAAAAGAAAGTAATGAACTAAAAATAGTTTCATTAGATCCGACATTATTACTTGACGCAAAGCAATTATGGGTATATAATGTTAAATATAGAATATTGACTCGGTATGATGCTTTAGAAGGTGGTCTAAAAATTAAAGGCACCACACTATATAACTTCTCTGAGTCTAGTATGTCTAAGCGTTTACGAAAGCCAGAAGAACAACTATCCGATCTAATTAAGATGGGCAAAGTAAAGATAAGGACTTTCATGGAGAATATTAAGACACAATCAACAGTACCTACCGGGCGAATAAATGCTCAAACACTACTATTGAAAGCGGTTACATGACAACCAGTAATGTTATACAATTCCCGAAAACCTTTGTGCCTGATGAAGAGGATAAGGTACGATTACCTCAAACCGAAGCAGAGGTTATGAAAGCCATTGCTGTAAATCGAATGGTATTTGTAGATGAAGTAGTAAATCAAATGTTTTCTAATATTGCCACTAAATTCTATCATCAAGGGTTTCCAGTAGATGAAGAATTGTTTTTTAAAGACTTCATTATGATTGGAGAGCTAACTAGAAGTATACTATATAATTCAGTAGGCGTAGAACATCCAATGCATCAAGTTGTTACTGATAATCGAGATAAGTTACAAAAACTAATGGACAATGGAGATATCAAATTTTCAGTGGATGATGATGATGAAGACGAGGAATATTTTGAGGACGATGACGATAACTAAGGAATAATAATGATTTTATTAGATTTTTCGCAAGTATGTTTATCAAATATTCTTGCGAGTGGCAACAAAGATTTCAGTGTAGATCTTATACGTCACCAAGTACTAAACTCCATTCGTGGTTTTAAATCTAGATTTTCTAAGTATGGTGAACTTGTCATTTGTTGTGATGATAAGAATTATTGGCGTAAGAAAATCTTTCCGTATTATAAAGCTAGTAGAAAGAAGACCCGAGAAGAATCTAATCTTGATTGGGCCGCTATCTTTAATACACTACATACTATTAAAGCTGAGATTAAAGATAATCTGCCCTATGCTGTTTTACAAGTAGAAACGGCCGAGGCTGATGATATTATTGCTGTAATGGTAGAACGTTATAGTAATGAAAAGATTATGATTGTATCTGGTGATAAAGATTTCTCACAACTACAGAGATATAAGAATGTCTCACAATACTCGCCTATTACTAAGAAGTTTATTAAAGTGGGTGACCCGTTATCCTATCTTTTCGAACACGTTATTCGTGGTGATGCTGGTGACGGGGTACCTAATATCTTATCAAATGATGACACTTTTGTTGTCGGAACTCGTCAAAAATCCTTGACAAAGAAGCGAGTTAGTGCTATGATAGAAGATATGGTAAGAGGAGTAACACCTTTTGATGGAGAAGTTAAAAGAAATTATTTGAGAAATATTCACTTAATTGATTTAGCCCGTATCCCAGAAGACATCCGCAAACAAGTTATAGATATCTATGGGAACTATCAAAGGAATGATCGTTCTATGATACTAGGATATTTTATTAAGAGTAGATTAAAAAATTTAATGACTGATATACAGGAGTTTTAGATGAAAGACGGCGTAGCTGAAGTTATCATGAAGGCCAGCAAAATGAAGTCTGAGAAAGATAAAATAGCTTTTCTTCAAAGTAGTAGTAAGACTTGTGAACCATTGGTTACAGTTTTTAATATGTTATTCAATGAAAGCATTACATTTGATTTGCCAGAAGGTAACCCGCCATATAAGCCGTTGCCTAAAGAATCGGATATGCAGAATTATCTTTATAGTGAATTCCGTAAGCTTCGATATTTTATTAAAGGTCAAGAGAAGGGTCTTAAACCAGCAAGACGAGAATCATTGTTTATTGAATTTCTCGAATCAGCCGACCCGGATGATGCTAAATTACTATTAGCTATCAAAGAAAAGAAAAATCCCTATAAGGGTATCACTAAGAATCTAATTAAGAAAACTTTTAAAGAAGCGAAGGATTGGTAATGTCTAAAACGTTTAGGGCCCGTCGATCACAGTGGGATGATGATTATAATGATAATGATAATCCTCGAAGGGTAAATAAGTTTAAGAAGATTCGTGAGAGTCGCCAACAGCGCGACATTGAAGAAAATTTACAATATGAGAATGATGATGATGCTTCAAAAAATACCACATATTAAAAGAAATAGAGCCATTATTATAGGTAATGGAACTTCTAGAGCCGATTTTGATCTTAATAGAATACCCGTGAAGAATGAAGTTTATTCTTGTGGTGTTGCATATGAAGGATTTGAAGATCTTAATAGAGTAAATTTATATAATGTAACAATTGAAGAATATCGAAAGAAGATGTTAGAAGATTCTAAACTCTTTTCTAACAGCAGAATTTTATTCCCAGACGAAATAGAAGACCATGTGGAATCATCTTTATATCATGGGCATACTGAAGCCAGACCTAGATCTAATACTGGAATGTATGCTATGAAATGTGCTATGTTTAATGGCAATACTATTTTGTACATTCTAGGGTTTGATAGTCTAATTAAAAATGATACTGCTCAATCAATCAGTAATATGTTTGAAGGGGCCGCTGAAACTAGAACTAATGCAGCAGACAATCCAAATAGAATTCGGTATCTAGATTGGTTTATGACACATAATCTATTCACTGATTTCGTATTTGTTTTTGATAAACAATATGATTTCTATGGTTGCAAATCTCCTAATATGCATGGAATGTCTTATGAACAATTTGAAAAGGTGTTAATACATGAAACACCTTTTTGATTCATTAGAGAATTCTGGTCTTAATAATTTAACTATCTTTATTGGATATGATCCTAAAGAGGACATATGTGCTAAAATATTAGCTCATACTATTCGTAGTTTTGATACTAAGATTAAATATAAAATTATACCACTTATCTATAATCATTTATATGCTTATGGATATACGAAAAGAAAATTAGATGTTCGAGGTTCTACTGAATTTACTATGACCAGGTTTTTATCTGCACCATTAGTAAATTTGTATCACGATCTTCGTGGACAAACTTCCTATCCTAAGTTAGCATTATTTCTAGATTGCGATATGATGTTTACACGGTCAGTTGATTCGCTTTTGGAAGAGGTCGATTTAACTAAGTCGGTATCAGTATGTAAACATGATTATACTTCTTCTTTTCTTTCTAAAATGGGAGGCACTAATCAGGACTCTTATCCTAAGAAGAACTGGAGTAGTGTATCATTATGGAATTGTGATAATGAAAAAACATCTAAGCTTACATTAGATTGGGCCGATGTTAATGAACCAGCATATCTACATAGATTTCTTGAATTTGAAGAAGATGATATAGGTTCGCTTGATAGAAAATGGAATTATCTAGTTGGTGAGGGTATGGACAGAGAAGACTATTATGGTTTAAAAGAAGATGAAGTACCATACAATATTCATCATACATTGGGGTCTCCTCTGTTTAGATTGTATCAAGATACTGAGTATTCAGATTTATGGAAAGAAAATTTCAAAGATCTGATGAAACGTCCTTTTGATGAAATCCGAGACACTATCTATCATAAATAAAAGCATAGGAGAACAAATGCCCAATTATACATTTTTTAATGAAGAGTCGGGAATCGAATGGGACGAATTCATGTCTATAGCAGACAAGGAAGAATATCTCTCCAACAATTCAAATACTGAACAAGTCATCAAAGCCATGAATATTGTTGGTGGTGTTGGTGGTATTAAGAATGATGATGGATGGGGTGAAGTTATGCATAAAGTCTCCGCTGCCCACCCGAACAGTGCTTTAGCTGCATCTATGGGTTCTAAACAAACTACTAAGGAGGTAAAAACAAGAAAGGCCGTAGATAAATGGCGCAGTAAAAGAATTGCTAGGGGGGACGCTTAATTATTTTTAATCTAGAAAAAGGTATGAATAATGTCCTTACTAACCGTAGAAGAATTCGATAATGTTTCTCACTTTCCAGGGAAGTTAACTAGAAAACAGAAAAAACAATTTCGTAAAAATAATAATAATTCGTTAAAACTAAAGAATGTTGTTCCAAAAACAATTAATCAAGAAAAAGCTTTTACTCTGTATAATAAGGAATACAATCTACTTCTACACGGTTTAGCAGGCACAGGCAAGACATACATATCACTTTATCTAGCACTATCAGACATTATTAATGGATACACCGATCATACAAATTTAACCCTAGTTAGATCAGTTGTACCCACTAGAGACATGGGCTTTCTACCAGGAACAGAAAAGGAAAAATCAAAAGTATACGAAGCACCCTATATGAATATTTGTAATGATATCTTTGGTAGGGGCGATGCTTATGATATACTTAAAGGTAAAAATATCATCAAATTCGTTACTACTTCTTATATTAGAGGAATAACCTTAGATGATTCAATCGTACTAGTAGACGAAGCACAAAATCTAAATTTCCATGAATTAGACTCTATTATTACTCGACTTGGAGATAATAGTAGAATTATGTTTTGTGGTGATTTTAGACAAAGCGATTTAATTCGTGACGATGAACGAAAAGGACTCTTGACATTCATGAGGATTCTTGCTACAATAGATGAGTTTAAAACTGTTGAATTTGTAGAAGATGATATTGTAAGAAGTAAATTAGTAAAGGAATATATCATCTCTAAAGTAAGGCAAGGAATAGTCTAAAAATGTCGGCCCAAGTTATAGATTTGATGGATTATAAAGAATTTCTATCAGAGTTAGAGAAACTAGAAGGAGATAAAGATATCATATCATTTGCTAAATGGACTACCGAAAACATTAAAGATAATTTTTTAGTTAAAACAGACAACCGTGATTAACTTGAGGAGATAGTAATGCGTGATAAGTTGATTGAAATATGTTTAGATTTTGTTGAACCAACACCTTCAACAGAAGAATTAAATAAGTATACAAATGAACATTTATTAAAACTAATAGAAGAAGTCTTATTTAGAAGCTATATAGCGAAAGACCTCTCTAAGACTGATATTACTGCTATTGATAATACATACTCTGATATGGATATTCTACCAGATGTGGGTGGTGCTTTAGCAGATGATGTATTATTTGGAGGTAATCATCCATCTGATTGGGATGGCGGTGATGCTAAACTACAG